TTAGCCGCACTATTAGGAGCCGCAAATGCGAAGCAGTCGGGGGATGGGAATAATCAATCCCAGCAAAATGCCGAAGGCCAAGGTCAAGCCCCGAAGGGATGACACGGACTTTACTCAATACGCAAAAGGTGGAGAGGTATGGGATAAACCAAGACCAAAAAAGCTTGGTAAATCAAAGCCCATGGATGCCGCAAAAAAAGCCAAGGCAAAGGCTATGGCTAAAGCTGCTGGTAGACCTTACCCAAATTTGGTGGATAATATGCGTGCTGCAAGGAGCAAGTGATGGCCTACACATCCGGCACAACATCGTTCGACCCTAACTTAAATGAGCTTGTCGAAGAGGCATACGAAAGGTGTGGCCGTGAATTACGTTCGGGCTACGATCTGAGAACCGCCCGTAGGTCGCTTAATCTTCTGCTCACGGAATGGTCTAACCGCGGGGTAAATTTATGGACCATGGAGCAGGGTGCAATACAGCTCTATGCCAATCAAATTACCTACCCTTTGCCGATTAATACGGTTGACCTGGTGGAAACCATCATCCGCACAGGAGAGGGCCAGAACCAGACGGATATTAATATCAGCCGGATTTCGGTAAGCACATACTCCACCATACCAAATAAGCTAGCCACGGGCCGGCCTATTCAAATTTACATAGACCGACAGGGTGGACAGACCTATGTTTTCACAGGCACGTTGGCTGCTAATATCACATCCTCTGCTACGACAATACCGATGTCTAGCCTCGCGGGGATACCATATGCAGGATATGCAAACATTGGATCGGAGACGGTTTATTACTACGGTACTTCAACCCAAGCCGAGAATGTGGCAACGGGCACTTCAGCTTATGCAACGCTAGATAATGTTGTCCGCGGGCAGAACAACACAACGGCTGCGGCTCATTCTTCAGGCGCAACGGTAAGCAATACCAAGTTTCCTAACGTCACAGTATGGCCGGCGCCGGATCAGGGTTCTATCTCTACGCCTTATTACACACTGGTTTACTGGCGGATGCGTAGGATGCAGGACGCAGGGAATGGTGTGAACGTTGAGGATATTCCCTATCGATTCCAAGAGGCGCTTATATCAGGGCTTGCATACAAGCTGTCCATGAAAGTTGAGGGCGGATTGGAGAGGATGGCCATGCTTAAGGCTCAGTATGATGAGTCATGGGATCTGGCAGCAGGCGAAGATCGTGAGAAAGCGCCGATCAGGTTTGTACCAAGGCAGTCATTCTTAGGCGTGAACTTCTAAATGCCTAATCAGTTTGCCAGTGGAAAGTTTGCTATCGCTCAGTGCGATAGGTGTAATTTTCGCTATAAACTAAAGCAGCTCAAGGTGCTTACAATTAAAACCAAGAATGTTAATATCTTGGTATGCCCAGAATGTTGGGAACCTGATCAGCCGCAGTTGCAACTCGGCATGTATCCGGTTAACGATCCGCAGGCCGTAAGGAATCCACGTCCCGATTCCAACTCGTATTACCAGTCAGGCTATAACGGGATGCAGACCAACTATACGATAGGGACAGACCCTTTATATACGGGTGTTCCGCTTGAAGGAAGCCGGGTTATAGAATGGGGCTTCAACCCAGTTGGTGGCGCAAGATCTTTTGATTATGGCATGACCCCCAATCACTTGGTGGGGCAGGCCCTGTTAAACAGTGTATCAGCCTCCTAGGAGCAAGTGATGAAAGATGATATCAAGCAAGACAAAAAGACAGCCGCTGCTGCTGTGCATAAGCATGAAAAAGCAATGCACCCTGGCAAGCCATTGACCAAGATGCGTAAGGGCGGTCCTACATCAGAAATGATGAAGAAGATGGGACGCAATCTTGCACGCGCACGTAATCAGGGGTAAGTTATGGCCAAGTATTCAATGAAGCAGGGCGGCAAAGAAGTCGGTCCTGCATCGGTATACGCTGAACCGCATACCATGGCGGGCGCAAAAGTTGTTGCATCACCAAACCCTGGTAAGGAGATGCCCTATAACATGGTGAAGGATTGGCAACCGACCCATGGTGTAGCCATGAACCCCAATAGCCAAGTGAAGACTTCTGGCATTAAGATGCGTGGTGCCGGGGCTGCGACCAAAGGTACGATGTGCCGGGGTCCAATGGCTTAAGGAGCCAACATGAACTGGGGCGAGCTTAAGACTGCGATACAAGATTATTGCGAAACGACGTTTGAGACGGGAACGCTTCAGACGTTTGCCAAGCAGGCAGAGCAACGAATCTTTAATTCCATTCAGTTTCCGTCGCTACGCAAAAACGTAGTTGGAACCTGCACGATTAATAATCGGTATCTTCAGGCGCCCACGGATTTTCTTGCACCTTATTCACTAGCGGTTATTGATGCAGGCGGCGCTTACAAGTACCTGCTTAACAAAGATGTGAACTTTATTCGTGAGGCATTTCCGGCGCCCACGGGTTCTGGCAATACGGGTGAGCCATATTGCTATGCAATCTTTGGACCTGATTCGACCGACGAGAAAGAGTGGGTATTTTTACTTGGCCCAACGCCTGATGCTGCATACAGTGTAGAGCTGCATTACTTCTACTATCCAACATCGATTGCGGCGACAGATACAGATGCCAATACGACGTGGCTTAGTGATAACTTTGATTCAGTGCTTTTGTATGGCTGCCTGGTAGAGGCTTACACTTTCCTCAAGGGTGAGCCAGATATGATTCAAAACATAACAGGTAGATACAAAGAAGCACTTGCTCTTGCTAAGCGTCTTGGTGACGGCCTTGACCGCCAGGATGCATACCGCTCTGGGCAGGTTCGGGATAAGGTGGTGTAATGGCAATCATTCAAACCCTGACAACAAGCTTCAAAGTAGAGCTGGCTCAGGGCTTGCATAACTTCACTGCGAGTACTGGCGATGTCTTTAAGATTGCCCTCTACACAGCCAACGCCGATCTTGGTGCCTCGACGACTGCTTACACAGCAGCGGGTGAATCCAGTGGAACCAATTACTCGGCTGGCGGGATTGCACTCACAAACATCACGCCAACCTTTCAAGGAACTACTGCTTACTGGACGTTTGATACCGCCACATTCACCAACGTGACTTTGACGACAAATGGTGCTCTGATATATAACTCGACCAATGGAAATCGATCGGTTGCCGTATTAAACTTCGGTGTGAACATAACGAAGTCTGGGCAAAATCTGGTAATTACATTTCCAGCGGCAGATGCAACCAATGCGGTTTTAAGGATTGCTTGATATGTGGACGCAAATTACCACGACGCAGGTAGCTAGCTGGGGCGGTATCACACCCGGTGTTACGACAACTTGGACGCAGGTGGTAACGACATGACCGTTAATTACACAACCCTACTTAAGCTAGCCCAGCCCGTAAACGGGACGGAAGATGGTACGTGGGGTACCACAATCAATGACGCTCTGACGTCTCCTGTTGATTTAGCTATTGCTGGTTCAGTAACCCTTGATGTCACATCAGGAAACATCACGCTTACAAATGGCGATGGTTCGGCTAGCAATCAGTCACGATATGCCATCTTAAATGTCACGGGAACGCCTGGCACAACAAGAAGTGTTATCGGCCCTGGTACTAGCAAAATATATTTAGTTAACAATGCTTCAAATGGAAGTGTTGTCATCAAAGCCTCGGCAACGACGGGCGTTACGATTGCGGCTGGTGCTGCTTCTGTTGTTTACTGGAATGGATCGGATTACGCTTTTGCTGGGATGAACGGCCCTGCGTCTGCAACCGATAACGCAATTGCAAGATTTGATGGCACAAGCGGTAAATTAATACAGAACTCGGCGGCGACCATCGATGATACGACCGGTGATATCACGGCCGGTAAGTACAACAAAGTAACGGTAACGCCACCCGCAGCTGGTTCCACACTTACGATTGCAGATGGTAAAACACTAACCGCTAGCAATACGCTGACGTTTAGTGGTACAGATGGATCAACGGCTGCATTTGGCGCTGGTGGTACGGTTGCTTACACGCAAGATAATTTATCTGTCTTTGCATCGACAACATCAGATCAGTTACGTGGCGTTATATCTGATGAGACCGGCACGGGGTCGCTTGTTTTTGCAACAAGCCCGACACTGGTAACTCCTAACTTAGGCACTCCTTCTACTGCTGTTCTTACTAATGCGACAGGATTGCCACTTACAACAGGAGTAACCGGAACGCTTCCTACGGCAAACGGCGGGACAGGGTTAAGTTCTATTGGGTCGGCGGGGCAGGTCATACGTGTAAACACGGGCGCCACAGGCTTGGAGTATGCGTCGGTAGGCTCTGGAACAGTTACTTCAGTAGATGTGTCTGGAGGAGCCACAGGGCTTACGGCAACGGGCGGCCCAATTACGGGGTCGGGAACGATCACGCTTGGCGGTACGCTATCAATAACTTCTGGCGGAACGGGGCAGAGCGACAAGACATCGGCTTTTGATGCGCTTGCGCCATCGACTAACAAGGGTGACCTTATCGTATACACAGGGACGGACAATGTTCGCCTTCCTGTTGGTATCGATACCCAAGTATTAATTGCAGATTCAACGCAACCTTATGGCGTTAAGTGGGGCACTGTTGCTGGCTCAGGGACCGTTACATCGGTATCTCTTGCTGCACCCGCATTTTTAACCGTATCTGGGTCTCCGGTTACAGGGGCTGGAACGCTATCGCTATCGTTGTCGGGGTCGGCGCTGCCTATTAGTTCTGGTGGAACGGGGCTTACGGCGGTCGGTACAGCGGGCCAGGTTCTTAAGGTCAATGCTGGCGGAACCGCCTTAGAGTATGGAACTGCCACGGGAACTGGTGATGTAACCGGTCCTGCATCGGCAACCGCCGGGCAGTTGACTGTGTTTAGCAATACAACCGGCAAAGTCATAACAACATCTGCACTGACTGGCTTGCTTAAGGGCACCTCTGGTGTGGTAAGTGCTGCCACGGCTGGATCAGATTATGTTGCCCCTGGTGGGGCTTTAGGTACACCAAGCTCAGGGAATCTTGTAAACACATCGGGCTATGTTGCAAGCAATCTCTCAGGTCTTGGAACAGGCGTTGCTAGCGCCCTTGGGCAAACGATTGGAACGGCTGGTGCAGTAGTAACGTATAACGGCGCACTAGGCACGCCTTCAAGTGCAACGCTGACCAATGCAACAGGCCTCCCAATAAGCACAGGTGTATCAGGACTTGGATCTGGCGTTGCAACAGCATTAGGCATTACAACAGGATTGACCGGTAGTGTTGTCACCTATAACGGTGACGCAGGAACACCTTCGTCGATAGGGCTAGCAAATGGTACGGGTCTGCCGCTATCAACAGGGGTTACGGGTACGCTCAGTTATAGCAACGGTGGTACGGGCTTAACGGCACTTGGAACGGCAAATCAATATATACGTGTCAATAGTTCTGCCACGGGATTAGAGTACGCAACACTGGCGGCTGGTGGTGACGTTACCGGGCCGGCAAGTTCAACAGACAATGCTATTGCTAGGTTTGATAGCACAACTGGCAAGGTTATACAGAACTCATCCGCGACTATTACGGATACGGGGCAGGCTGCTTTTGTAGGTTACGTACAGGTAGCCCCAAACACAGGTTCTGGTACTAGCGGCTACTTAGAGTTGCAGTCAAACGATGCCGGATCTGGAAGTAAGACGCTGCGTTTTCAACCAAGCAATACGGCATCAACATCAACACAAACGTATACGTTCCCCGGTAATTACGGTACATCAGGTCAGTTCTTATCAACGGACGGCACTGGTAATTTAACTTGGACAACTGGTGGCGGCGGTAGCGCAAGCACGCCGTATGCAACATTTACGTTTACGGGCGATGGAACGACGACGACGTTTAACACAAGCCTTTCTTGGATAAACGTAAACAATGTCTTGGTGCTTGAGAATGGTGTGGCTCAAACGCCAACGACTGATTACACCGTTTCAACGACCAATGTTGTCTTCAACACAGCGCCTGCGAGCGGTGTGAATATCCAGATTCGTGCGCTTGCTGGCGGGGGTAGTGGCGATGTTGTTGGCCCTGTATCTGCGACGGACGGCCAGATTACGCTTTTTGACGGCGCATCAGGTGAGCTAGTTAAGGCGGCGACTACAACGGGTTTGTTGAAAGCAACCACTGGTGTTCTTTCGGCCGCGACGGCAGGGACGGATTATGCGGCGGCAACCACGGGTACCAACGCGCAGCTATTAGCAAACAATGGTTCAGGTGGATTCAGTAATGTAACGGTTGGATCTGGTCTTACATATTCCGCGGGAACTTTAAGCGCAACTGGCGGCGGCGGCGGATCGGGTACCGTAACGTCCGTAGCGCAAACGTTTACCGGAGGGCTGATTTCAGTAGCTGGATCGCCAATCACAACATCTGGCACGCTAGCCTTAAGTGTTGCGGGAACTTCCGGTGGTTTAGTTTACTTCTCAGGATCATCAACCTGGGCAAGCTCTGGTGTATTGGCCGCAAATGCATTGATGGTCGGCGGCGGAGCTGGAGCCGCTCCAAGTACGGTAACCACAGGAACAGGAGTCGTAACGGCTCTTGGTGTAAACACTGGATCCGCGGGCGCTTTTGTTGTTAATGGCGGTGCGTTAGGAACGCCAAGTTCAGGAACGGTAACCAACCTTACTGGCACGGCTTCAATTAATATTAACGGTACGGTAGGGGCAACGACACCGACAACAGGGGCGTTTACGACGCTTTCCGCCTCTTCGACGACGACGTTATCCGGCCTTACAGCAAGCACCGCGTTAGCTTTAGATGCAAGCAAAAACATTGTTAGCGTTATTAACACAGGTACGGGCAATAATGTGTTGGCTACATCGCCAGTACTTACAACGCCAAACCTTGGTACACCTTCTGCGGTTACGCTTACTAACGCCACAGGGCTCCCGCTATCTACTGGCGTCACTGGCAACCTGCCAGTTACCAACCTTAACTCAGGAACGTCGGCATCATCAACAACTTTTTGGCGCGGTGATGGTACTTGGGCGACGCCGACTGCTGCTGCAACCATACCAATCTCTGACGAAGGCACACAAATTACGGCTGCGGTTGGATCAATAAACTTCACGGGCGCCGGGGTTACGGCTACGGCATCTGGGGCAGACGTAACAGTAAACATTCCCGGCGGTGGCGGCGGAGCCTCTGGCGGCATCATGACAGCAATGATTTGGGGGTAAAAAATGGCTGCACCAAACTTAGTTTCACCAACCACCATAACCGGCAAGACCGTTACGGTTGACCTCTCTTCTACGTCTGCGACATCTATTCTGAGCAATGCAGCGAGTTCAGGAAAGGTCTTGAAGATCAACTCGCTTTATGTTGCCAACGTAGATGGAACTAGCAACGCAGAGATAACGATTAATTATTACTCTGCTGCTGCGTTGGGTGGTACAGCTACACAGATAGCATCTACAGTGGTTGTTCCTGCCGATGCAACGCTAGTAGTAATTGACAAAGACGCGTATATCTACATGGAAGAAAATACATCGTTAGGCGCTACAGCGGGAACAGCTAGTGATTTAAAAGTGGTTTGTTCTTACGAAGATATTAGCTAGGAGTCGCCATGCCCATAGGTAACGGCGGGGTCATAGGCCCAGCAAACATTCCGACAACAACATCTGCCACAGGTGTTTGGTCACTTATGGAGCAGATGATTGCTAAGAGGCAGGGGCTATGGCCTATAACGGGCTACACCATTGTCCAAACCTTTACCGCTACATCTACTTGGACTTGCCCTACTGGTGTTACAGAGGTTGAGTATTTGGTTGTTGCTGGTGGTGGTGGCGGCGGTGGATTTACCGCCAACCAATTCATTCCCGCTGGTGGCGGCGCAGGTGGATATAGAACAGGCACTGCTCTTTCTGTCACCGCAGGAACTGAATACACTGTAACAGTTGGAGCCGGTGGCCCTGGAAACGGAAACGCTAGAGGCTCAAACGGCGACAATTCAATCTTTAGCACCATTACTTCTACTGGCGGCGGCGGTGGTGGTGGAGGAAATGCCTCCGCACCAAGTCAAGGCCCAGGTGCTAATGGAGGTTCTGGTGGTGGCGGTGGTAGTGGAGGTACTGGGCAAGCTGGTGGAACTGGAAATACACCTTCAACGTCACCAAGCCAAGGCAGTAATGGTGGCACAGGGCAAAGCGGATCACCGTTCCGAGGCGGTGGAGGTGGTGGTGCAGGAGGAGCGGGCGCTACAGGTACAAGTAGTGGTAATGGTGGTGCTGGAATACAAGGCCCATCATACGCTTCCTCTTATGGTGGTGCTGGCCCTGGTGGTTCCCCTGCCACCGGATACTTTGCTGGTGGTGGTGGTGGCAGCACTCAAGGCCCGACCGCAGGAACCGGTGGTACTGGCGGCGGTGGAAATGGAAAATTATCCGTAGCTGAAAATGGAAACAACGGCGCAGCTAATACAGGCAGTGGTGGCGGTGGTTCTGGCGCAAGCAATGCCGGAGGGACGTATAGCGGCGGCGCAGGCGGCTCCGGCATTGTTATCCTGAAGTACACCGTACCAAGCCAAACTGTATTTACGTTCAAAGGCACTACCACTTGGGAATGCCCGGCAGGCGTGACCAGCGTTGACTATCTTGTGGTTGCTGGTGGGGGTGGTGGTGGAGCTCAAGCAGGTGGCGGGGGTGGCGCTGGTGGTTTTAGAACTGGCACTGGATTAAGTGTAACCGCAGGAACATCTTACACCGTTACGGTTGGTGCTGGCGGTCCTGGTGGGGCTGGTGGTCCAGGGAATGTCTCAGGTACAACAGGGGAAAATTCTACCTTTAATGCTATTACCTCTATCGGAGGAGGTGGTGGGGCAGCGAATCCTGGTAGCGGCATTTTAGCAGGCAAATCAGGCGGGTCAGGCGGAGGGGGATTTTATGGAGGGGCCGGTGGGTCTGGTAATCCGTCAGCATCAGGAACGGCCTCTTCTATCTCTGGCGAAACCTTAACGGTTGGTGGAACGGTAACTAACACCTTTCTTGTAGGAATGATTTTGACCGGCACTGGAGTAACTGCTGGGACAACCATAACTGCTTATGGCACCGGAACTGGAGGCGCAGGAACATACACCGTAAGCGCAAGCCAAACCGTATCGTCAACAACAATCACTGGTAATTTAAGCGGAACAGCCGGAACGATCAGCGGGAGTCAAGGTAATAACGGAGGATCAGGAAGCACATCCGCCCCTCGTGAAGGCGCGGGAGGCGGAGGAGGTGCATCCAGTGTAGGCGATAATGGATCGTCAACAACAGGAGGGAATGGTGGTAATGGTACAGCGGTCAGTTCTGCACTAGGCGGTGGTACTTATGCTGGCGGCGGTGGTGGGGCTACACGTGGCCCAGGCACTTCAGGGACGGGGGGGAGTGGTGGCGGTGGCGCTGGGGGGTCTGGGGCGCTTCCGCCAAATCCTGCTGTTGCTGGAGTTGCGGGAACTGTTAACACCGGAGGTGGCGGTGGTGGCGGTGGGGTTACGGCTGCAGCTGGCGGTTCAGGCATCGTAATCATCAAAATCAATCAATAACATGACTACAAAAGTTTACAAATTCTTAGGCATTGATACAGCCATGCACTTACTTCGTCCTGGTGCGAAGTGGGAAATATCAAACAACGTCTTTACACGATGGGATGATCCTAGACCATGCCCTTCCATTGAAGAAGTGTATTGGGTTATGGACAAGATTAAAGAGTTTGAAGAAATGATTCCTACGATTTGGTTGCCTGAGCAACTAGAGGAAATGGGTATCAGGCAAAAGGAAATCGAAGATGCAATTACATAATTTGTTTCCTACGCCAGTAGGCTTTACTGAACTTGGCAGACCTCTTAGCGATGAGGAGTTGTTCTTCATCCGTGAACTTGAAACAAGACCCAACATGGGTAACACCACAAGTACGAACAACTTTGTACTGCGTGATCCTGCGCTGACAAGCCTGCGTTCGTTTATAGAAGATGCGGTATCGGATTACTTCAAGAGCACAGTCGATCCCAAGCACAATGTCAGCCTGAGAATTACCCAAAGCTGGTGCAACTACAGCAACCCAGGGCAATATCATCATAAACATGCTCATCCCAATAGCTACATCTCAGGCGTGTTCTATGTGCAGACAAACCATGATGACAGGATTTACTTCTACCGTGATGGCTGGCAGCAGATTAAGTTTCCACCTGAGCAGTGGAACCCGTACAACTCTGAAAGCTGGTGGTTTGAAGCCACTGTTGGCAAGCTGATTCTGTTTCCATCGTCACTGACGCATATGGTTCCTGAAGTTAAAGGCGATGACACAAGAATCTCACTATCGTTTAACACCTTTCCCGTCGGTGTTGTCGGGGAAGAAATGGATTTAACTGGATTAAAGCTGGAGGCGTAATGGCTCACTTTGCCCGTATTGATGAAAATGGTGTGGTGCAACAAGTTGTCGTAGTGGATAACAA